AAGCATCTCATACATTAGTTCGTATCGAGAAAGAACCTCGCGCGCGGCCGAAGATTTGTTTGCCAGTATAGCAACTGTTTTGTTTTCTTGGAATAACGTGTACCAAAGAATACATGCTGCAGATGTAATAGTCTTACCTTGTTGGCGACCTTCCATCAGAATAACTTTACGATTATTAAGTATAACATCTACTTTTTCTTTTTGACATTCGTAAAGTTTAAAATCAATTAGACCACGATCCAATGATACAATCTTGCAGTAGTTTTCTATGAAATAGATAGGGTCACTCATACAACGCATAAGTTCTTTAACTTGCTCAGCGGAGTATGATTCTACGGTTCCAATTGGTTTAAGATTGGGATTACCGTTATATGATATTTGTTTACTGGTCAATTGTTTTTCCGTCGTCTTTTTTGCCAAGCATCTTCATTAACTCTGCGGTAGATCCTGCAAATACTACATTATTATTCGTAATATTTTTAACACTATCGGGTTCGTCTTTTTTCAAATCTTTGACCTTCTTTTGGAGATCCATTAAGTCTTTTGCTACATCAGAAACAGTCTTAATTAATTGGCCTGCTACTTCGTATGTTCTTGGATGCTCAGAATTTTTAGCAAGTTCAATCATCTGATCTAATGTATCTTCACTTTTATGTATAAGATTTCTTAGGGTGCTTCTAGCCAACAAGTAATCATCTTCTTGGTCAATATTTCGTCTTTGTGTGTCATTAACTATTGTAGGAACAGACGCCATGTGTTCTGGCTCTGCAGACTTTAAATCAAACAACGTATCTAATTCAGGAATTTTTTTCATTAAAAATCTTCAAATGTATCTGTGAATCCTATATCATCACCAGGTTTAGCGGTTAATGGGTCAGGTTCAACTGTAACTCTAACTTGTCTTTGTGTAAGGTCTGCTTTATTATAAGTAGTGGTAACAACTTTTTTAATAACACCTTGTTTATTAACAGGTCCATAAAAATTAAGTTTCATCGTAAAAGACAATGTCCAAATTATAGTTCTTCTATCATCAAACTCACCCTCATAATTATCTTCAAATGATACTTGATCTAATATAATAGGTAAATCATTTTTAATATTTAACTGTGGGATTGATTTCATAGTTAAATTATAATCAGGATTAAAGTATGGTAAAATTTGTTCTACAATTTGTAGACCATCATCTTGATTCTTAACGTATATATACAATTGCACATTGATATTATACGGAGTAGGTGCGTATTGCGCATCCAATGTAGAATTTGAAGAATTAACTGCTCTATTTTGTTGAACGGGACTTATTTTTCGATTAAAGTCGTATGCTAATGTTGACATTTCAAATGCCATTCTTGGCACAATAATTTGTACTTGTCTGTCGTCAACATTAGGGCGTTGTTGAATTCGAGCTAAAGCCTTTGCCTTGCCTGCATAAGACAAGGGCACTTTTAAAATTTGTATTATATTACCGTCGGCATCTCTGCGTTCAACATTAATATTGTTGAACATATTACCAAACGCAATAATTGCTTTACGAATGGTGCCCCAATAAAATCTTTGATCTAACATTATTTAAATGCCTCTCCGAATGGATTTCGTTCGCTGAAATCTAAAATGTCTGTAATGTTAGTATCAAAATCTTCGTTTCGTGCACCAGCATCCTCAGCGTGTATTGTGGAATATGTTTCGTTGACGAGTGGAGATTCGCTATTATATTCAAGCAATATCTCATCGCCATTTTCTTGTAACAATCCAAAATTACGAATATCCTCATTTATCTCATCAGGATAAGTATCAATTTCAGCAATACCAGTATTAATAACTTCGCTTGAGAACTGCATCAATTCGCAGGTTAATCTGTAAACATAAAGTTTACCAACTTGATAGAATGGTTTATCGCCCTCTACCTTACGTATTTCAAAATATGATTTTGTTAATGGGAAGAATAAAATGTCGCCTTCAGCTGGTCTAATAGCCAAAACAGTATTGCCTGTATTTCCTGCAACCTCTAACCAACGTTTTCTTGAAACTACAAAATTAGCATTCTCAACCGTCTCTACACCAAACTTAGATAAGAACTCACCTTGACCTTCAAACCCTGTATTGCTTTCCAAATACATCTCAATCGGATAAGCGTGTTCGTAGTTGTTTAACGGATCTTCGCCCAAAATACGATCTTCATTATAAGCTTTGCGAGGCAGATAATACAGTTCGAAACCATAAATCTTCAAGCATTCGATTATTAAGTCTTCGTATAGGTTCTGTTCTGAACCCCGACCCATTGGAATGCCAGAGTGAAAATATGGATTTATGGTTGCCATTTTATATTATGTTTCTATTGACAATCTATTGACACGATGTTAGTATATGCTATGAGGCTCAGTGATAAGTATCATCCAACAAACATATCTACAGGCAATTCAAATCTAGATTGAATCTCTGTTTCAATTTGTCGTATTTCTTCTATTGCTTCTTGATATATAATCTCACCGTTTAATGTTACTCCTCCAGGAAGTTGTACACCTGCAAACTTCTTCAAATTATTTCCCCATTGTTTTTTAATTTGAGCAGTAGCATATCTCTTCAAGAACATATCGTTATAAACATTTGTAAATACATCTGGATCTAATATTCTCCAACATTCTACAATAACGTATGTACCAGGTACAACATCTGCTGCCCAGTCCATATCAATATGTAGTCGATTCATATGTCTATTGAATCTAATTGGCTTTTGTCCTACAAGTACTTGATTAATTAATTCCAATTCTTGTCTTACTTATATTGATCCGAAATATTATTAGCAGTCATCTGATGCTTTAGATAAACTTTTTCTACAGCATCAAAGTGATACTCACGATAGAATTGAAACGCATCATCAATACGATCTTCAACTTGATCGTCATCCACATTAATCTCAATTACCGGTGCACCCAGTTGTCTAAGGCAATAATCTTTTAATTGTTCTCTAGATGTTACGGTTGCCATTATCGAGTTACTCCTGGGTTAACTGTTACAATACCTTCTACTATTCTTACAACAGTATCAGCTATATTTGCCTCTATATCATATATGTATCTACCTGCAATTAAGTTTGCAGTTTGACCGGAGGTTAACGATATTGATACGTTACCTGTTGAGGTATTAGTAATATTTGCAGTAAAGGTAGTGGCATTTGCGCTAGAATATGATCTGCGCATTTGGCTTTTAATATCGTATCCTGTTAGGGCAATAGGATTTTTACTGTTGTCCAAAAATTGAACATTGGCAGTAAATGTCGCGCCTTGGTCTATTACTAAATTTTTAGTTGTTGCCATTTATTATCCACAGTGATAAGTACAAGCTATTTGCTTAACTTCTGTTGGTGATGAGAATGTAACAGATTCTCTAGCTTTTGCTACAGTGTAGCTTCTAATTATATCATCAGCTTGTTTCATGCCTTTTCCGGGGATTGAAGATGAAGATATTAAATCACCTATTTCAATATTTCCGTTTTCGCCGCAAACATTAATTAACCCTTCGCCTAAACTATTGGTGAATACAAATCTGTGATTGTCTACTACTGTTTGGTGAATAGGATTTAATCTTTCTTTCCACACCAATGAAGTTGTAGTATCTTCGCCTACTTGTGCAGTAGTTTCTTGGTGATACTAACCCATCGTGCGATCCTGTAAATGCAACAACTGCGCCTGCTGCATTTACAACTGTTCCAGCGTATACTCTAATAGCGACTCCGGCACTCGTTGCGAGATGAACCGCGGCAATCTCGGGCAAACTGTTTACACTGTTTGTTCCATAGGTAAAAGCGGCTGCCGATGCGGCCATGTTTAGTTCTACGCTTGTTTTAGTATAGCCAGTCGTTGGATAGTAACCACGGCCGTTAAAAGAATGTTGTTGATTACAAAAGACAGCGGTTGTCCACATATTAGGTGAACCGCCAAGATATGAACTAGTTCTAAATTTAAACATACTAACTGCATATATGTCACCATTAGTGTTTCTATTTGCAAACACGCCGCCAGGTTGTGTAGAATTACTTGCTCCTATCATTCCAAAATGGCTATTAGATAAGGATTCAAATGCACCAACTGCCCCAAACCCAGAAACATTGGTACCTGAACCAAATCCAAATGATCCTGTAGATGCTATTGTTGCAGAACTTGCTGAAATTTTATCTGCGGTAATAGCACCTGCAGCAATTTCAGATGCTGTAATAGCACCTGCCGCAATCTGGCCTGCAGTAATTGTATCTGCCGCAATTTTACTTGCATCGATAGCACCTGCAGCAATTTTAGATCCAATAATAGTTCCGTTTACTAATAATGAACCATTAAATAGTGCTACAACTGATGTCCATGTGCCAGGATTTCCGCCAGCACTACATACCTTTGTTTCAGAAAAAGATGAACCATTTGATAAAGTAACTTGGTCTGTTATAATAGGAGTAACTCCACCTGCCGCAACAATCGCAGAATATGCTGCAGCGTCTGACCAAGATGAAGCACTTCCAGATGTTTGGATTGATCCTCGAGTACCGTTAGATCCGTTAGTACCATTTGTTCCGTTTGAGCCTTGGGCGCCCTGTTTTGCTTTAGATAATTTATATATTCTTGTTAAATTAGAATAACCTGCTCTTGATCCAACAACAGTAACTGTTGCTGTATCAGCGGACATTGCTGTAACTGTAATTATTTTATTGCCCGTACCCGACTGTGTAATGGTACATCCAGATGCAGTAGAACTAAATGTCCAATTACTAGTATCGTTTACCAATCCTAAATAAACAACTGCTTCAGTTCCAACTCCAGAGAAAGAACTAACTGTGCCGGAATTGTCTGCGGCCAAGGTTCTATTTTCATCAGTTAAATACATAAGCGGAGTAGTGGCCCCGTTATACACTTTATATAAACTAACAACATCCTCGTATGTTGTTCCTCCGCTTGTAAAGGATGCTTTAATTGTTACTGCATCCGTAAGCATATCTGTAAAGAATAATTTTTTACGATTTGCTTCAGCGGTAGCTGTTAATGTAGCTGTTCCATTTGTAATCGAGAAAGTTGGAGTCCCGGTCATTCCAAATAAATTAGCAGTTAACAAAATATTAGATTGATTTGTAAAGGTGCCGTTTGCTACCCCAAAACCAGGAGCATCATTATTCAAATCTAACCACTTAGGAGTTGCATTCGCAGTAAGAGTTGCTAAAGATTGTGATCCGCCTCCAGGTAGACTAACTAGCACGTCAGGCGATAATAATCCTGTTCCCGCAGCAAATAATATATTACCGTTATTATCTCTAATTGATAATCCTCTTGAATCAATCATGGCCGCAGTAATTACGTTTGCGCCTACGTGTACAGCTGTAATTGCATTTGCCGCAATTGTGTTTG